TTTAATAGGGTTTAACCTATCGAGGCATAATACACCCCCTTTTTTTTTAAGTAGCCTTGAAGAGTTGCGAACTCTATTAATTATCTTATAAACAAGGCTATAAATAAAGTTATTATTACACTTTATTAACTTTGTAGCCGTACTCATTCCCAACATAATTTATATGTTTTGAAGTTGTAACAGACCACCAGCCTAAAGGCGTTATTTCTCTTTTGTTGTGGTCAATCTCTGCAACTTTAGTATTATAGCTGAATACATTATTATAATCTGCTCTAAGGTTTTGTTTATATTTTTCAAATGATCTCATTTTATGTTCCTCTTTTTGTTTATTAAATTGAATAAATTATTATGCTTTTATCGCTTGCTGTGTCTGAATCTGGAAAATGAGCCTTTACAAAATCGTAAATATAAATTCCATCTATAAAAAAATATCTTTCATCAGTTAATATTTCTAAATCTGTTTCATACATATAACCTATTTGAAAATCATCTTTTTTGGCATGGCTGTTTTGCTCCATAATTAAAGATATTAATATTTTCATGTCTTTAATAGCTTTGTCTTTATTAGCGTTTTTAATTGCCGTTATTTTTTTATATGCTTTTTGATTATCTTTCACTTTTACACCTCTTTTATTTAATAAATTTTAAAAAATCATTTTTTGAAAAGTTACGTTCCTTAACTTTTTTTTCTATTTTTAAAATAGCGTCTATTTTACATTTTTTGTCTTTGCTCCAATCCTTAACCGATCCATTAACATAAGCAAGGGCGTGTTTTCTAATACCTAGTATATAAGTTCCACGCCCTATTGAATCTCTTGCATTATTTACTGTTAAATTTGATTGACATAAAAAATTATTATCTTCATCAACCCAAACATATCCAATATCAGTAATATATTTTTCTTGATAACTTGTTAGCTTAAAGCCGTGTTTTTTGGCTAGTTGCTCGACGTTTTTTCTAATTTGATACCATAACACGCCTTGACCATTAATACGTCCATTTTGGGCAAATTTAGCGTGTACTAAATCATAATTTAAATTCATAGTTAAAGCCGTAGCAATAACAGAGCAGAAATTATTATCATTTTTTTTATATGCTTTTTTTTGTATTTCTCTGTATGTATTCATTATCTTTTTTAAACCCTAGCTAGTTAAAAAAGTTAAAATAAAATCTACTAATAAATAATATCCCATTGATAAAAAAAGACAAATTATATTTTCTAAAATTTTTTTAATCATTTTTAAACCTCTTTTTTTGGTTGATCCTTAGACGCTTAGCGTTTCGAGAGGGGCAACCTTAACCCCTCTCTCATCAGTAAGTTATTAATCTTGATCTATTCCATTTTGTATGATACTATCCACAGTATTGTAAACAGCGTCAAAGTCATAAGCGTTTATGTCTTTAGCGTCTTTTTTAGTTCCTTGAAATAATCCGTTTCTTTTTTGTGATCTCATCCACTTCAAAAGCTCTTCCTCTAGGGTTAAGTCTTTATTTTGTTTGTTCATTCTTACAACTTTAAACTTCCCTAGATCATCAACTGTAAATGTATCAATGTATAAATTATCATTATTCTCAATCATTGGCTTATTGACTTTTTTTACAGTTACACTCATTTTTTTATGATCGTCTAATAAGATCGCTTCTTGCGTTGGTTTTTCTTTTATTAGTGTTTGAAGTTGCTTTTTAACAAATCTTTTTATTTCTGTTTTTGTTTCTTCATCTCCATTTTCTAAAATGTTATCGAATGATTTTGTCAACATGGTTGAGTTGTTTTCGTCTCTGTGGAATAGATCACGTTTTATTATTTGCGTCATGTCATCCATTAAGCGAGTAACTGTTACACCCTGTTCTAATACACGGGCAATCTCTTTTTTGGTTGGCTTTTTAACAGTTATTTTTAAGTTTGTTTTGTTTGACATTTTAAAACCTCATTTATTTAGTTAAGTAATTAATTGATACACTCAATGTACTGTTTAAATATTATATATGTCAATAGCTAATTAGTTAATGCCCTTAACTTTTTTTTTACTCATATATATATAGAGGATAATTTTTTTATGATTTGTTAAGATTTCGCCCTAAATCCAACAAATTAAACTTGTAAAATGATACTAAGTAAAGAGTAAACCTAAATCAATTTTAAGGTAGCTAATTAAACGCTGATAAAGAGATTAGTAAACAATCGATAACTAACATTAAAAACTTTTTTTGTGGCTTCTAGGGTATCAATTTGGGATTTTGTAGAGGGTGGAAAAAAGCTTAAATTAACTATTGACTTTAGATAGTTTTTAACAGTACAAAAATTAACCCTTGACTATTAATTTATTTAGTTGTTTATGCATTAAATATTTGAATAATGCAAGAACTTTATTTTATTATTTGACTTTATTTTATCCATACAACAGCCCCACCCATATAAGCAAGAACAAAATAAATTATTATTTTCTTTGAACGTTATGAGCGTTTACTAAATGAGAATGAGTCTCATTAAATAGGGGTAGGGCGTACCCGATTTGAGCGTTATGTGGCAACCCTTATTCCCCTCAAAATGCGTGAAAACAAAGTCCTCATCCCATTTTTAAAAAAGAATTTTAAAAACAAAATCCTTTATAAAACTCCGTTTTATTCTTGTCTCTCTTATAGTAGTAGAAGTGCCTTATTAGGATTTAGGTGCTTTATTTTTAAAAAGTGTCTTGTATAAAGTCCATAAAGTTTTGTATAATATACCATAACTACAAGGAATATACCAAATGAGTGTTAATCTACCTAGTAAATGGAAACCTGAAAAAGCATTAGTTGTAGATATGCTTGTATCTCAACCAGAAGCTCGTATTCAAGACGTAGCTGACAAAGCTGGAGTCACAAAAGCCACAGTTCACAACTGGCTTAAAGACCCTGAGTTTGTAGAAGTATTTTATCAGAAGTATATGGTTACCTTTGGTTCTAAATTACCTAATGTTCTTAATGCTATGCTACGAGAAGCAGAGGCTGGAAATGTACAAGCTGGTAGACTGATCTTAGAACACTCAGGAAAACTGATTAAAAGAGTAGAAGTTGCCAACCATAAAAGTCCATTTGAAAAATTCCTTACATCTGAAGTGGCAGATATTCAAGAAGTTGAAGTATTGGATGCTGACTTTGAAGATACCATAGAAGTATTGCCTAAAAGACCAGAAGTTGTAAAAGCTCCTAAAAAGATGACACAGATAGAAGAAAAAAGACAGCTAAAGAAAGTACTAAATAAGAATGAAAAACGTAGAGAGGCTAGGCAATGGAGGATAAGAGCAGAACGAGTTGGAGTAAGTAGACCCTCACAAGGGAGACAAACCAAAACTCAGAGAGAAGATTGGCAACAGAAAGTAATAAATAGGGAAAAGGCACTCAATATTAAGAATTAGTTTTTTTAAGAAATGTCCTGACATCATAAGACTTACATTCTGGACATTCTTGCTCTTTATCTATATCTGTAGATAAAACTGACCAAATCCATTTGCAATGTAAGCAAATACAGTTCACTACACTAAATTTCTTCATAGTTTAATTACATCTTCGACATCAAAACGCACTGGAATTAATTGGCAGTAGCAATACTCTTTACAAATACTCCAACCACTAGCTGGCATACCTCTAGCCTCCCAACCTTCCCATGTATCTACTTCTCCAGCTCTTTTCTTACAATCAGGGCAAAGGTTATGTGAAATTGCTACCCATTTTAGGCTTCCCCCCATATCTCCAAACCTCCGAAACGCTTGATTAATTCCCCCAATAACTCCTCGTTTAATAGAGTTTCTGAGTTCGCCAAAAATTCTTCCGTGGTTGTTAAAGTCTTGAGTGAGGATTGTAATAATTTGTTGCTCTCCAACACCAGCTTTTCTAAGTCTGTCAATTTCTTGTCTAAGTCTCTCAGAGAAGATTCGTGTGTCGTAAGATAATCTACTAGCAATCGCAGTAAATAATCGTCTATCCCATCCATCTAATTGTTCCTTCTTTGCCATAAGATAATACTATCCTTTAGTTTTACGCAAGTTTTTTCTTAATTCTTCTATAAAAACTTCTTTTCGTTTCTTTTTAGACTTAAAATAATCTTGATTTCGAGTATTAATAAACCTTCTATGTTTATCTGAAATTTCTGGTATTCCATCATTGTGCCACTTACCATATTGATATATTTCTAAAGCATTTTTTTTGGTTTAATACTTTTATATAATCTGCCAGTAGCTTTTAATGGAGGG